CAGCAGCCGCATATTCGGCAGGATTGACAAAACGATCAACAATCATTGGTTCAGATGACCCACGGCCAACGGTTCCAATGGTGACGTTACCAGCGGCAGAGCCTGAACGTGAAATTCTTGTAACTGTCAGAAAGTCTTTTTTACTGATTGCAGTATCAGCATTCTTTCCTGTAACTGGTTCGTTCTGCGTACGTCCTTTTCGGTCAGTACCATAAATTGTGAACGTAACACCACTATCATTGCCTGCGGATACGATACCAACACGTTGGGCCACAACAAGATTTGCGATACCACCTGAAACAAGGCCACCATTAAGGCTCATGTCACCTGCACCAACGGCAGCCCCAACCAATGTAATACCATTAGCAACTGCGGCTGGTAATTGCATCGTAATAACCTTATGGTATCCACCCATATTTCACTCCATTTTAAAATGTTTTCAATAATTTTAAAAAAACGGGGGCATAAGCCCCCATTTCTAGGCCATTAGGCGTTATTAACAGCCAATCCAGTTGTCGCGGCAACAGGAGCAGGGCCGTTGATAAAGATATTGTTCGATGGGGCACCATTCGTTTCAATATCAGTTGCGCCAATTGATACGCATTGGTCAAGAAGGATAAGACCACCGACACTCGCATGAACCGAGAATCCCGCTGTCATAGTTGTCGCAGTGCTCTTGATGACGTTAATAAATTTACATTTATCGAAAATGGTTTCTCTATCAAGGTCAGATGCGGAAGATGCCTTAACAAACAAGACACCAGCGTTATCCGCAAAAGCAGGGAAAACGCAATCTTTGAAATAATTGCGTGGTGTAGCGCCAGACAATTTCAAGTTAGCGTTGGCCACTGATCGAGCGATTGTATCAAAACCAATTGTACAGCCGACAAAGGTATTTTCTCCGAGGCCAGTTGTTCCCGCAGCGACACCACCATCGATATGCAATGACGCACTACCTGTTTGGTCACCAGAGATACCTCCAGCATCACCCATTCCTGCAAAATGGACATTTTCGTAATAGTTACGTTGTCCAGATTCCAACCAGCAAATTTGTGTTTCCGCAGTGGCATAACCATGGAATGCAGACAGATTAGAGAACATACATCCTTGTGCGGTCACCTTAACCATTGGAGAGAACCCTGCGGTTCCAGATGCAATAGCGATACGGGCACGTTGAGAGTTGCGTGTCGGGGCAGTAACACCAACCAAGTGGGTGGCGTTTTTGCTCCATACAAGCTGTTCTGTAAGGTATGCAGTACCAGACAACTGTCCATTACCTACCAAATGAACAACATCATTGTTGCCATCTTTGCATAGGTCATGAGCACGTTTGAGTGTTTTCAAAGGGTCATCTACCGTACCCTCTGCCCCATCGGAACCATTCACTGGATCGACAAAGAAGTGGTTTCCGGTAAATGGAAGGTTTGCACCAGAAATGAAAGGTGTTTGGATTCCATTAGGAAAATTGGTAAGGGGCATGGCTATCTCCATAAAATCGTTTTGTGAATTACTTTTTCCCCGTTAAGGGAAGAACCCCCCGCCGAAGCGGGAGGCTTTCTATCCATTAGCTAGGGAATGATCCCCAGATACCGCGCCAGCTTTCAAAACCAAAGCTGTTACGTTGATAACCGACAACCAAAAGGTTTCCTGTGATTGGATCGGTGTGCATATCCGTTTCAAATGGGATACGATTCATGTGAAGAAGACCATCTTGGTCTGTGCCCATGAACCACGAGGTAGAAGATGTCAGGAAGTCCATTACCTTAGTGCCTTTTGGCAAGACACCTGCGGTACGGATGGCGTTGACATCATTGTTTGCTGTACCAGGACGCAATTCAGTTTTGGTCAGACGTTCGGCCACATATTCCAATTGGATTGGGATAATGAGGTCTTGAGTACGAGCCATAACTTTCAGACCGGCTTGGTCACGGAATTGGCGAACTTGGATTGCCCCAGAAAGAATGGAGTTTTCGTTCAAGTCCATATCCGTAGTCGGACGGTTTGCGAGTACGTTTCCATCTACAGGGTGGTCTGTTGCGCACAATGCCTTGCTATCCCCGATAATATAAGGATTGAAGGTGGTTGCTGTGTTCAACACATCAGCGGCGCGGATTTCATCAAACTGGTTGAATGACTTCATCAGGCCTTTGTTGGATGGATTGAATTGGGATTTGTAGAGGTTGTCATCCACGGCTTTTCGTGTAATGGCGTAGCCCAAACCAATCTCAACGTGCTCTTGGTGGTAGGTGAAGCGTTGACCTGCGTCATTATCAAACGAGGTCGCTGCACCTTCTGATTTCAGGGTTGGAAGACCCATGAAACGCATTTCGATAGTACGCTCAACGGCCATTTTGGAATTCTCAGATTTAAAAATCTGTGACCATTGGGTAGGGATGACTTTATAATCACCGGTTAGCTTGCGCACACCTGGCAAAAGTAAGTCACGGATTGCTGCTAAACTTATCATGGTAAAATTCTCCTATCTCACCGAATTAAACGCCAGTTAGCGAAGTGATAGCTTGTTGGACAAGCACGACTTCAACAATATTGTAACTGGATGTGTTATCGTTCCCGCCACGCTGAGACAAACCAACGACACGGAACGCAAGAGTGTTCGTGGTGTTGAGTGTTGACGCATCAATGGAAGCACCAGAAAGACCAGAGACATCATTACCTGTCCCAACTGCATATTTGGCGTTAGCACCAACATCTGCAATTGTAATCGCCGCGCCGTTGGAACGGACTTCATAGACCGCCATTGGATCGACAATGATGTTTGCTTTCACTGTTCCGGCCACCGCAGAAGATGAGGCAGGCCAGCTTTTTGAAAACACTTTTTTGTTCTGGACAGTATCCATGTACTCACAGCCATCAAAAATGCCCAATACTGGAACATCATTGACACCAGCAAGCGCAATGTACCCTGTTGAAAGTTCTTTTACGGGATCGCCACTGTAAATCTTAGTGGCATAGTTGTATGCAATATCGCGTGGGCGATTTGCAAAGTTCGGCGCGGCACCGTCATAACGGCGTACCGCTTTAAAGCCGAAAGGCGCGTTTTGGTTCGACATCGTTTCCTCGTTGAAACTAATGGGATCATACAGCAACGCGCCTTTAATCCTAAATTGTTGAAAATGTCGTTTCTGACGTAGAAGCGAATAAGGGGATTATTATACAGAACAGAAAATTATTCAATACAATTTTCAAAAAGAAAACCGAACCAGAATTAACTGGAACGGTTTCTTATCTGGGGGGATAATTATGTTTAATATATCACATAACCATTAACAGATTATGAATATAAAACCTAATCAGCAATCTTCATCCCGCTCTTGGCATTACCGCGCGCCGGTGCAGCTTCGTAGGATTTGCTGAACTTATCAATGACACGATCCATATTTCCTTTTTCGGTCATTGTGAGCTGCTGCATCTTGTCGCTGATCTGTGCACGTGCCCGTTGGAACTCTGCATCCCTTACCTGTTCCGTGATTTGTTTTGGACGAATCATGAGAATCATTCCATCACGCAAGATATGAGGAAGATCGTATCCGGCAGGAACAAGATGAGGGAAGATTTCAACAGGAGCAGGCATCCATCCACCTTCTTGCATCTTGAGGTGATAGGCATTATCAACCTCTTTGCCCATGATATGAGTGTTTTTCCATTCAACACTGAAACCGTCAGGGATATATTCTTCAGGAATATAGTATTTATCCTCGGTATCAGCGGCAAGGATGTTGTCAATATCAACACGCGACATTGATTCGGCATAGATACGATCCAAGATTTCCTGTGTATCTCCTGATTTCTTGTATCTTTTGACACCTGCATCCGGCTCTTGCTCTTGATCGGGGCTTGATAAACCCATCTTATCACGAAGAGTTGGGGCAGTTTGACCGCGCTTTGGCTCTGCTGTAAGTCGAGATTTCAACTTATTTGGAGCCGCTTTCCTTGTCTGAGGCTTTGGCTTAGGTGGAACTTTACCATCTGCTGTCAATGCGGCAGAACCAAGTGATGCAAGAGCCTTGGCATTCTGTGCCGCTCTTGATGTTGGTGCCGATGCTTCTTCATCATCTGGAACTTCTATTTGTTTAGACATGGTGTATAACCTTTCTTGATCGTGTTTTGATTAACTTATGAGACTTATTAGGCTTACGCTTCTTTCTTTGGTGCATTCGGCCCGTATTTGTAATCCCAATATTCTTTATTGGTCATACCGGACATTTCAGCGGCCTCAACTTCTGCAGCTGTCAAATTTCCAATCTTCTTACGTGTCGTTCCACCAGGATTTTGACCTGAACTGCCAGATGCCCCAAAACTTTGAGGGTTTTTAACTGGTTTTTTCTTTGGTTCAGGTGATTCGTCACCTTCTCCGGCATCATCAG